CATGAGGCGTAATATACCTCTGCCAACCATGAGCCTTCATCATCTCGGTTGGGTCTTCAACTGCATTTCTCAATTCTGCGTTTTCCATCTTTACGATTTCTAACTCTTCTTTGAGAGCCTTTGCTTCTTCAATAGCTGCCTTTGCTATATCCATAGCCTCTTCTTTCTCTGCCATTACATTCCCCCTCCTGTCATGGCGGCCAAGTTTCCATTGGTTTGGTCGTTAGCCATCTGCGTTGGGTCATGAACGCTGAGAGCCTTATGCTTCTCTCTCAACGCTCTAATTATTGTTTTGAGTTCTCCCACCTTTGCCCTAACTTGCAGAAAGTCGCTATCCAACTCGTTTGAGTAATTCATGTCTATATTCGCACCAGCGTATGTGCTTGCGATTCTTTCACCCTGGCCAATCATATCAAGAAGTGAGTTGCATCCTTGCTCATCCATCTGAGTCCATATCTCACCGAGAGCAGAAACATTACCTGCTCCCATCATATGTTGAGGAGCACCATTAGGACCAGGTACATTTTGAACACCTGCTCCCATCATGCCCATTGGATCTTCTTCTTGTTTTGCAAATGACTTGTAAAGCATATTGCTTTGCCTTTTTGTGGCTTGGCGTAATCGCAATGCTTGTAGTCG